TGCTGGAGTTTCTCCCACCTGGGTACAGGAGAACCCAGTAAGAGAGGTTCACCTCTAGAGGCTCGGCGCAGCAATGAGCACTTGACTCCAATATAGCGACTAAGCGAGCAGGTTTATTGAGCTATATGAAGCCAAGGAGTCCTTACCCCCGGTGGCCAACCGGGTTAGGCTAACCAGCGAACACCCAGGCTCTAGCTGGTCTCCTAGTAAGAGACTGAGTTACAAGCCAGCGAGCATCTGCTTTTATGCAGCTCTGAGGGGAAAGCCACTCCCAGTACCGCCCCTGTACCGCCTCCGATCCACCCACTGTGGAAAGTCCCTGGCGGAAAGTCCCAACCGCAAAGTGCTGACACTAGCGCTTTGCATGTTCGTGCATGTCCTTAAACATGTCCGGGCGGTACTCCACCGCCAACTTCGGGTCAAACTTCCAGACCAAGACTTCTCCATGATCTATTCCATCAGGATCTTCCCCCATCTGTGCTGGATGCATCAGACAGTGTCTCTCACAGTTGCGTGCCTCCTCATGCAGGTCCACTGGGACTAGCTTAAAGCAGAAGCCAAAGACTCTCGGGTACCTTATCCCCGGGCCTGGTGAGTAAGCTTGCCAATCATCTATTATTCCCCACTCGTTCAAGGCATACAAATTCAGGATCTTTTCTCTTCTTTCAGAGTAATATATCCCATCCAGTCCCCCCTTTGATTTTAAAAAGTGGGAAAAGTCCACTGCTAATTTATAGGTCATCTGTCTTAAGGGGACTCGAGGTTGCACAGGGAAGCCTACTTCTTCTTCATCATCATCCCACTCATCAAAGGTGTCTCCTTCTTGCAGGCGGCGGCCGTCTGGAGTCATTTTACCTTTACCCCAGGACTTTTTCAAGGCCTTGCCGCACTCTTCTTGGACTGTTGATGACTGCCCGATAAGCGGATCGGACAATAGCACCCAGTCTGCCCCAGGCTTCCCTCGCAGCCCTCGCCAGAGCTTGAGCAAGCCCTGTTGCTGCCTCTTGGAGTTGCTGGAGCCCATACTGCAGGTATCCCACTGCTGTCCTGATGAATATGAGGAGGGTCAGGCAGATGTTGTAACACCAAGTCCTTATTCTCAAGCTGCAGCTCTTGAAGTTGAGCCACCAGTTGTTGATCCTCGAAGGTGTTGAGGACTCTTCCTGCAATCTTATCAATTTGCTGCTGCTGCTTTCTCCACCTCTGTCTTGCCCTCCTCCGTTGTCTGGCCGTTCCGCTGAACTGTGGATATGGATCTGGGGGAGAGGATTATATCCCTGCCTAATATTTCTGATACATCCCCATAATACCCATGCAAATCTTAATCCTAGAATAATCACTATCACTAAAAATCCTATTTTAACATAGCCTAACCAAGTTGACAGTGAGAACCATGACCAGAACCCTGACCAATCATCCAATTTCTGGTACAGATCCAGATTCTTTGATTCCTGATTTTGTGCTTCTTCCAATAGTTGAGTTATGTTGCCTTCCAAGGCATTAATTTGTCTCTCCCACTCCAACCAAGTCATATTGTCCCACTTAGGAGTGTTATTATACTTCCATGGCACTGTGGTGTGACATACTTGTTTCCACGCACATCCCCATGAATTTAGCCGTGCCTGATCCTCTAGGTACTTCTCGAGAGCTGTGACGCGGGCATTGAGGTTTTTCACACCCCAAATGGTCAGCTTCAACAACTGTTGTTGCTGTTCCACAGCCGCCAGCAAGTTCTTCTGCTGCTGCAATATCCCAGCAAGCAAATGCCGAGACTGGACTGTCAGCGTTGTTGCCGCTGCGCCCATTGCAGTTCCAGCAGCTCCCAAGAAGCCTAGAAACCCTAGCACGAATGGCACCCTTTTTTCTCTTGTGGGGCCAGTATATCTTCTTACATCTGTAGGAGCAAAGCCAATTGGTGTTATCTCTACTAATTTATAGTCTCCCAGTTCGTACGCCCATATGCTGCGTACCTGAGGACTTAGGGTCACATTTATTGGGCCAGACTTGTTGTTATAATCTATTGCCACGTATAGTGCCGTGACTGATGAGTTACACTCCAAATGACCTTCCCTTGGTGGAGCATATACCTTTTTAGAGACAGTGTACCAATCATTTACTACTTGTCGTATATGGCAGGCAACATAAGTTCTCTGAACACATGGTCCTGGTCCTGGCTTCCCTTTGTCACAGGTCCTATTAGTACCTTCTGCATCTTCTGTTCGATTGTTTAGATAATTGATAAACCAGTCCATCTTACAATAGAAAAATTCACCTTGACAATTGAACCAAAAATTCGCTGATTCTGGATCTCCCCATATCCTTCTCAGATGTATATTTTCTATGCTTACTTCTGTAAGATTTTTCACTTTCTTTACTTCTTCTCTGACTTCTTTCCATGCCCCTTTCCAATCTCCTTGGAAGTGGCACCACGCTTGTTTTAACCTGGTATTATATTTCTGAGAGTGAAATACTAACCCTGCCATGATTGTTACTGGCAACACTGTTTTATTACCAGGTCTTCGGCATCTCACTGTCAAGTTGTAAAACTTATTCAACTTTATTATAACTGTATCATTATCATTTCCTCCTTTCTGCCATATCTCTGTTCTATTTTCTGATCTACTACCATTTAATCCTATCCCTGTAGTTATAGTAGTATTGATTAATCTAGTACAATGCACTACTGAAACATTCTTGCACTTTGGAGCAAAGCCTCTATAATCCTTATCATTACATTTTAGCAAAGCATACCCTGCTGGTGCACAGTATCTTACTCTTAAAGTATCCCAATATGTTTTATCACAAGCTTCTTTTATCACTGAATCATTACAATGTATCATGTAACAATCCTTACTTCCCTTTTCACTTCCTGTTTTATTATTGCAGACTAACTCCTGATCATACCAGGTCATGCTATAATTCTTTTTTACATCTCTTTGATATCCTGCAATTGCAAAAGTGCAGTTGGATGCTGGTTCCTCTGCCATTTCTCCTTCTATCTGCTCTGTACTGCAATTCTGACAGGGGGTAGTCATTGTTGTAGTTGCAGTAGTGGTGGCCTTTGTCGTGGCTGTACCATTCAGCTCTACACAGGACATTTTAATACATATGGGGGAGAGCTTAACACAAGGCCTCATCGTTTGTTCAAAGAGTAGATGTATATTACTCTCTGCTTGTTTTACCAGCGGATTATCCCAAGCCTCGAAAGCTTCTGTAATGTTTAGAGGCACCTCTGTATTATCATGATCATCTGGTATGCAGTTGGTGGTTGCCCACATATTGGTATTGGGCGTCATGCAAAATGCCTGAACTGTTGAATTTTTCCATACTGGGATTCCATAAAACACTGTCACATACAGGTTACCTATTCCTATACTTATCCCTATTGCTATTATTAGTATTTTTATAAGCAATCTCCCCATACTTACTGCTGCCGTATAGGGTCTTGATTATCTTGAGTGCTTGTTTTTCTTCTTTTCCTAGAGACATGATAACGCACTCCTAAGCCCTTCTGCAGGAAGCAAAGCTCACAGTGATAACAGCATTTTTTGCAATAGCATTTATTAGTACATGGTTGTAATGGCCTATGCAAGTCCTGGAGGAGGGGGTGGGGCTCCTCCTCCTTGTCCATTTCTCCTCTCTTCGTAAGGGGAAAAAGGTCCTCTCCTTCTACAACCACATCTGAAATGTACAAACATAGACTTTTGAACAATTCTATAGTACTTGTAGCCTATCTCATTCCATGGGGTATTATGTCTCCTTCCCTCCTCTACACAGTAATTCCATACTCGGATTAGCATGTTCATTCCAAAGTGCCTTCTGGCTTCTTCGTTTAGATCCCTGAGCATGTCTTGTAGCCATTCGTCCCATGGCTCCCTGTCTAGATCCCAGATTTCCAGCCATCCTGGTAAAGGTTCTCTTGGATCTCTTCCTGATGCCATTTGTATATGCAACTAGTGCCAAAAGTTGCAGTGATTGTACCTGACCTTTATGTCCTTCCTTGAATGTGCACCACGTATACTTCTCCCCTCTGATAGCCTGTTGGATGGCTCTATCTGTAAAACAGTTAAAATAATATAGGTGTATCATTCTGTCTGCTGTTCCTGGATCTACTTCTGTCTTATATCCCTTTTGATGGTAATAGGATAACCCTACTCCATGACTTGAGAGCCATCCTCTTTCTGGGGTGAGGTTGTGATAAATATTCACTTCTATGTAATCATCTTTTGATAAGGGGATAATGAACTGGCTGTAGGTCCAAAACTGCCATTGCACCTGCCAATGATGTCTGTATTCCCAAGGCAATTGTTTATTCCTGATCTTGTAAGTCACTATCCCCCTCCATCTGCTTATTTGCCTCTCTGACACCCTCCATACTACCCTCACTATCCATTGTTTTTCTCTCTCCATAATCTTTGATAATCTTAGCCTTTCTCCTGGGGACTACCTTGATGTCTTCCCCCTCTTTAATTACCACCGCGCCTTCTCCTTTCCAGATGAGTCGCGCTGGTCCTTTCCACACTGGATCTCTACCTTCTCTGTAGTAGACCTTAAAATTCAAAATTTTTTGGATTTGGTTTTGTAGAGTATTTAGTTCTAGTTGTGTTGTTAGCATATTAACCAATCTTTCTGCACTAGAGATACCCCCTATTCCTCCCTTTCTTTTAAAATTGTGGATATGCGTAGCCATTTGCACTGCTGTCTCCAATCTCTCACAATCATCTCTTATTTGAGAGATGATTTCCTTGAGCTGTCTGTTCATGCTTTCTACACTACCCTGTGACTGTGGGTTATAAGGTATTCCAGTGGTGTGCTCTATATTACCCCACCAGCACACCGCTGCCACATTCTGAGAGGTAAAGTTTGGGCCATTATCAGTGTGTAGATGTTTCACTGGCCATCTTGCTAACAGTTTCAGCAGAAAGTGTGCTGTCTCCTTCCCAGTTTCTCTTGGGATCACCTCTGCTTCTATGAATCCACTGGCTACATGTACTGCTACTATTATAACTTTTCCTTCTAAATGGGTGCAGTCCATCTGCCAAGTTTCAATGGAGGCGTCTACCTGTCCATGCTTAGGTTCTCCTCTTATTTGGCATTTGGGACATGCCGCTACTATCTCTTTTGCTACTATATTAGGTAATCCAAATTCCTGTACCATACTTCTCCAATTGTTATGGTACTTTGCATGGTCATCTTGTGCTTCTTCTATTCTATCTAAGAAGAGGATCTGTCTTATTCCTTTGCTTACTAATTTATCTATTTCTGTATTGCCTCCTATCCCCTTATGAGCTGGTACCCATTGTAAGTAGACCTGCCTCTTTTTCATTAGGGCTTGTATTATCTGTTCCACTAAGGGTGAGTTACTTTCCTGTGGACATGCTGTCAAGATGTTCATTACATATTGAGAATCTGTGACTATATTTACATTTTCTCCACTGTCCTCCAATGCCATCTTAACTGCTGTTAATTCTGCTTGTTGGTTAGTGGTGTTTTCTAATTCCCTAATTCTACTTTTTCCTCTCTCTGACAGATATCCTGCCTTACCTAATTTGGTCACTTTGGATGCTGCCCCATCCACATAATAAACATCTTCTCCTTTGATTGGTTCTTTTACTAAGGAATACCACAGTTTTACTAGGAGTGGTGTGCTAACAAACTCCCATTCTGGTATCCAGGATACTTGCCAATAGTCCTGCCACCACATATCCCATGTTTTCTTGTCTACTGGGAGTTGTACTCGTGGAAGTCTTCCCCAAATGGTAAGTGCTTCCTTACAGATTTTTTGGACAAGGTGTGCTAGAGTCCTTAGATCATTAGTATGAGTTTCTCTTTGCTTGGCATATCTTCCCACCTTTAATACTGCCCCTTCTTGGGTGAATTGGTATGTCCATTGCCCTTCTCCTTGCTTTTGAACTGTTGCTATTAATTCTTTGAGAGGGTCATAGTATGTTCCTTCTTGTGTTTCCTGCACTATCCCTTGATTGTTCTTATATTCTGCCTCTGCCTCTTCTGTCCATACTATTTCTTCTAGGAGGTTCTTTTTCCCTCTCAACATGGCACAGGTATGTTTGGTTTTAATTCCTGGATAAATTTGACTTGCCCAATTTAGAACTCCTACTACCTTCTGTATTTTGTTTACTGTCCATTCTCCTTCTAAGGGGGGTAATTCTATTTTGTTAATGGTCCATTTATTCGGATGCAATTTATACCCCATCCATTCCCATGGCGGTTCTCTTTGGACTTTCTTGTCTGGGGTTTCTAGACCTTTTTCTAGCAGCATCTTTCTTACTATGTCTACCTGTTGATTATGTCTAGTCTCATCATGGTCTGACGCCAACCACAAATCGTCCATGTATTGGACAATTTCTAACCCAGGAGTGTGCCTTTTGATCTCCTCTAAAATGTTTGCTGCCGTATTCTGGAAAATTGTAGGAGATCCTTTCCATCCCTGAGGCAGACAATTGAACTGATACCTTATCCCTGGCCCTGTATTATTTACTGAGGGGATGGTAAATGCTGTATATTTTCTGAATTCCTTGCATAATGGTATTGAATAATAGGCATCCCCTATGTCTATTACTGTGATTTGCTTCTTTTTCTGAAGGCCCGCTGGGTGAGGAATTCCCAGCTGAACCTCAAAAAAGTCTTGAGTAGCTTTGTTTAGTTCCCTGAAATCTACAAGCATTCTCCATTGTGTTTTATCCTTTTTCTTTATGGCAAACACTGGTGTATTATAAGGATTTTCTCCTCCTATCCTAGATAATTTTCCCTCCTCTTCCATTTGTTTGCATATTTCTGTTAAAGCTTCAATTTTTTCTCTTGATAAGGGCCATTGTTTCAATTTAGGTCCATCTTTCCCTTCTTTTAGTTGTACTTTTGTTTCCTCAATCTGACTAGATAGAACTCCCATAACTAATTTCATGCCTGCCTGAGCTAAAATATTTCTTCCTATAATATTGATTGGTGTACTTCCTATTAGAATTGAGCCGGTGATGATTTTATCCTCCAATTGTACTTGTACCCCCTGATATTCTTTGACATGAATCCCTCCTCCTATACCTCCTACTACCTTGGAACGCCATGGTTTATGTGGGGGAAAGTGCAAGTCCTTTTCTTGAATTATAGTGTCATCTGCTCCTGTATCTAACAAGGCTTGCACTGGCGTTCCTTCTATGATGACTCGTTTCATTGGTCTCCTCCAAAGAGGGAGCTCAAGGAAACATCCTCCACTTCTTTCTCCTTCTGTTTCCTTGTCTGTTCTCTCTCCTCTCTCAGGCGCTGTCCCTTCTCTGCATACTGCTGGAGGAGCTTCTTTGCTGGATCGTAAGCTGTTTCCATTGGGGGGGCTGTTGGTTCCAGACCAACTGTGTCTCCTCTGTATTGCACAAAATTTCTTGGTTTCGCTCCTCCCCAATGGCCATACCCTAAAAAATTTGCCTGTCCATTCTTGCAGTCTTTTGCCATATGGCCAATTTTGCCGCACTTAAAGCATTTGATCTGTCTTGGTGCCTTGCATTCCCTTTGCATATGTCCAAATTTGCCACAATTAAAGCATTTTAGCGGCCCTCGGGGGCCCTTTTTCTGAGGTCCCACTTGGACCATATTCTGTCCATTACTCATCATTTCTACCATTAGCTTAGCCTTATGTTGTGGCCCTCCTACTCCCTGGCAAGCTATTAGCATTTCCTCCAAGGTTGGATTCATTCCCAATCCTTTCAGAATCAATTTACAATCCGGATTGGCATTCTGGATAAGCAAAGTTTGTGTCATCCAATTTTTAACATCCTGTGGTGCTTGTTCTGCTCTCAGGGCTTTATAGAATCTGTCTACATAGTCCTGGAAGGGTTCTTTAGGTCCCTGTCGAATGTCTAGGACCTTTTGGGGATTGTACATCTGCACTACCTTTTGTAAGCCCAAAATAACCCATTTTCTGTATTGTGCCCCTACGTCTATTCTTGGATTGGCATTGAAGGTCCACTCTATTTGTTCCTGAATTGAGCTGGTAGTTCCTGCTATATCTGACCCTGTCGGGTCTCTTAGCTGCCCTGCTGGTAACGGGCCAGCTGGTGGTCTGTGTGTCCTGTCCCACTCTGCTGCTTCTTCATTAATGACTTCCTTAAGAATTTGTAATGCCCCCTGATGGTCTCCTATTACATTGAGCATCTGATTTACATCATAGGAGAGACATCCCTCTGAGAGTGCTTGGAACATGGGGACTACTTCTGCTCCCCACCTTTTTTCCTCCACGCATTTGACCCACGCATTTAACGTGCGCGGAGACAAAGGCTGGTGTACCCAGGCATTATTCTGATTTACTACTGGGTAATTTCTTGATTCGCCACCAGGTGGCGCTGTTGTCTCATTTTTCTTTTTAGCTGCTTTCTCATTTTTGTCCACTAGATGGTAGTGTTGCTTAACTGTTACTACAGCTTCCTCTGTGTCTTTCACTTTCTGTTCTGCGTGAATGCACCAAATGACGCAGCACAAATTAAACAGAGCTTTTAGCCCCTCGGAGCCTGTCGGTTCCAACGGGGTTAAAACTTCTATGATTTTTTGACAGCCTTCTTTTGTTTCTAAAAGTTTCTCATGTAACCCAAATCGTTCCATTTCTTTTCCTGCCCATATTAAATGTTTAATTTGGTACTTCTTTTTCCCGTTCGGACGTAGCCTAATCTTCTCGAACGTGTCGAGGCTTCTCCCTGACAGTGCTGAGTGACCCCCGCCCATTGCTCCGACCCGTCCCCTACCAACCCTTCGTCCAACTGGGTTGGTTGCCACTAATGGGACCCGCGCCCCTGTCGCGGCCTAGCCTTTCTCGCTGACTAGGTAGCAAAAAACTCGTAGGCTCTCACCCTACCTGAGTCGTCCCTCTCCGACGCTCAGCAACTCAGCGGTCGGTGCCGATGCCTCTTCTCAAGTCCCTGTTCGGGCGCCACTGCTGGAGTTTCTCCCACCTGGGTACAGGAGAACCCAGTAAGAGAGGTTCACCTCTAGAGGCTCGGCGCAGCAATGAGCACTTGACTCCAATATAGCGACTAAGCGAGCAGGTTTATTGAGCTATATGAAGCCAAGGAGTCCTTACCCCCGGTGGCCAACCGGGTTAGGCTAACCAGCGAACACCCAGGCTCTAGCTGGTCTCCTAGTAAGAGACTGAGTTACAAGCCAGCGAGCATCTGCTTTTATGCAGCTCTGAGGGGAAAGCCACTCCCAGTACCGCCCCTGTACCGCCTCCGATCCACCCACTGTGGAAAGTCCCTGGCGGAAAGTCCCAACCGCAAAGTGCTGACACTAGCGCTTTGCATGTTCGTGCATGTCCTTAAACATGTCCGGGCGGTACTCCACCGCCAACTTCGGGTCAAACTTCCAGACCAAGACTTCTCCATGATCTATTCCATCAGGATCTTCCCCCATCTGTGCTGGATGCATCAGACAGTGTCTCTCACAGTTGCGTGCCTCCTCATGCAGGTCCACTGGGACTAGCTTAAAGCAGAAGCCAAAGACTCTCGGGTACCTTATCCCCGGGCCTGGTGAGTAAGCTTGCCAATCATCTATTATTCCCCACTCGTTCAAGGCATACAAATTCAGGATCTTTTCTCTTCTTTCAGAGTAATATATCCCATCCA